TGGTAGAACGTCAAGTTAGCACTGCTCGATACATTTAAGGACAAAACATGCCAATTGAAAAACGCATCACAGGCGAAGACTACCCCGAAGGTGGCGTAGACGTAGAAATTTCTGCACAGGAAATGCTGGAAGAGCTGCCTGAAATTGAGATTGAGTTTGACACAGCGACCGGCGAGGTGGTGGTAAACATCGGAGATCAAGAGGACGCAGATGTGCCCTTTGATGCCAACTTGGCTGAAGTTGTTGATACAGACGTGCTTACATTGATCAGCAGCGATTTGATGTTGTTGTTTGAGGCGGACAAGTCTTCTAGAAAAGACTGGGAAGACCAGTACAGCAAGGGCATGAGGTTGCTGGGCTTTAGCATGGAAGAGCGCACCAAACCGTTTAAGGGCGCAAGCGGCGTGAGCCATCCACTGCTTACCGAGAGCATTGTGCAGTTTCAGGCTACCGCACTGAAGGAATTGATGCCTTCCGACGGTCCCGTGCGCACGCGAGTGCTGGGCAAGGAGACACGGGAAAAGATAATGCAGGCTGATCGCGTGCGCGATTTCATGAACTACCAGATCACTTCGGTGATGGAAGAGTACACGCCTGAGTTTGACCAACTGTTGTTTTACACAGGCTATGGCGGTTCTACCTTTAAGAAGGTGTATTACGACGAGAACAAAGGGCGCATGGTAAGTGCTTTGGTGCTGCCAGACGACCTGTATATCCCGTATCAGGGTAGCTCGGTAATGAGCGAATGCGAGCGAATTATTCACCGCGTTTCCATGACCACGAATGAATACAAAAAAGCCGTGGCCCGTGGTCAGTATTTAGATACTGCTCAGCCGCAGTCTTACGGCAACATGGATGAGAGCACGATCAGAAAAGCTGTAGACAAGGTAACGGGCATGTCTCCTGCGGATGAGGAGGAAGAGGTTAGCCTGTTGGAGTTCCAGTTAGATTATGAGGTAGAGGGGTTTGAGCACAAGGACGAGGATGGTGAGATAACGGGTATTGCTCAGCCGTACATCATTACTGTGGATGAGGGCACGGGGGATGTGGTTGGCATTCGTCGTAACTGGAATGAAGGCGACAAGCTCTTTATCCGCAAGCAGTACTATGTCCACTATTGTTTGGTGCAGGGGCTAGGCGCGTACGGTCTTGGTTTCTTGCACTTGGTTGGTAATCTGTCCAAAACCGCTACTGCTGCGTTGCAGCAATTGTTGGATGCCGGTACGTTGGTGAATCTGCCTGCGGGCTTCAAGGCTAAAGGCGCGCGGATCATGAACGATGACGTGCCAATCCAGCCGGGTGAGTGGCGGGATATGGACGCGGGCGGGATGGAGTTGCAGTCTTCGTTGCTGCCGCTGCCGTATAAGGAGCCTAGCCAAACGCTCATGGCGTTGCTTGGTTTTTGCGTGACTGCTGGCCAGCGCATGGCGAGCATTACGGACATGCAGGTTGGCGACAGCAATCAAAACGCTGCTGTGGGAACAACGATTGCGTTGCTTGAGAAGGGCAGCTCGGTCATGTCGGCCATCCATAAGCGTTTGCACTACAGCCAAAAGCTGGAGTTTCAACTGCTTGCTAAGGGCTTTGCTGATTTTTTGCCAGATGAGTATCCGTACGATGTGCCCGGTGAGAGTCGTGTTATTAAGAGAATGGACTTCGATGATCGCATCGATGTGTTGCCAGTCTCTGACCCCAACATCTTCTCTGTTGCTCAGCGCATCACCATGGCGCAGACTCAGTTGCAACTCGCGCAAAGCGCACCGCAGATGCACAATATGTACGAGGCCTACCGCCGTATGTATGAGGCAATTGGTGTGCGCGATATCGATCAGATCTTGAACACACAGAATGTGGACAAGCCCAAAGATCCTGCAAGTGAGAATGCACAGGCGCTAGACGGTTCTCCGCTTAAAGCGTTTGCTGGCCAACAGCATGATGCCCACATCATGACCCACATTTTGTTTGGAATGTCTCCTTTGATGCAGGGGATGCCAAACGTTGCCGTGAGTTTGCAAAAACATATTTTCGACCACATTCGCCTGAAGGCGGAAGAGGACATAGAAGCAGAGTTGTTTAAGCAATACGGCACTGATCCGGAAAGAATGGTCTCTGCCCTACAACGTGAGGCAATGATTGCTGTAAAGGTTGCACAGGGCTTCCAAGAGGTTAAAAAATTGGGAGAAGAGCTGTCAGGGGCAGGCAATCAAGAGGATCCGTTGATTGCGCTCAAGAAACAAGAGCTGGAGCAGTCTGCTAAGCGCGATGAGGCCAATATTGGCATCGATCAGGCACAGTTGCAGCTTTCACAACAGAAAGAACAGGCTGACCAGCAAGAAAGTCAGGCTAAATTGATGCTGCAAACTCAAAAAATGCAAGCAGATATGTCTAAAATGGTTAACTAAAGGGTTAAAAATGCGCAATAGACCAAAAATGCCACAAAAAATGATGCAAAAACCACAAAGCCCCATGCCTAAAGGGCCCCCAAAGGCCAAGAAACAGCCGGGACCGACATTTATTTACAGAAAAGATGCTTTTAACAAGGTAAAGATTACGTAATCTGACGCATAATGCAAGTACATCCCTCGGACAAGGGCCTTATTGTCTGCTTCATTGGAGTAATCCATGCTTGAGTTTTCAGAAACTGTGTTGACAGCAATTCGTCGCCTCGAAAAACAAACGGGTGACATGATTTTGTCTGGTTCAGTGCGGGATATGGAGCAGTACAGGTTTTTGATGGGCCGTCTAGAGGGATTTCGTTTTGTTGAGGAAGCTGTAAAAGAGCTTCTTAGCAAGAATTCCAATCAATGAGGGCCAACATGACAGAAACTACTGCGTTAGAAGCGAAATGGGCACAAGATGCGGCTGAAGAAGCCGCTGCGGCGGCTGCAAAGGCCGTTGCTGATGCGGTTGCATTAGCCGAAGCTCGCAAAGACCACAACGAGCAGGTCTCAAACATCAAAGAGCACTTGCCTACGGCCACTGGATGGCGCGTGATTGTGCTGCCGTACCGTGGCGCACGCAAAACCAAGGGCGGCATTGAATTAGCGGATCAAACTCTTGATCGCCAGCAGCTCACAACCACCTGTGCATATGTTCTGTCTGTAGGTCCATTGGCTTACAAGGACGAAGTCAAATTCCCCACCGGTTCTTGGTGCAAGGAGGGGGATTGGATTATTTTTGGCCGTTACGCGGGTGCGCGTATGGCCATTGACGGTGGAGAGATCCGGATTCTCAACGATGACGAGATTTTGGCCACCATAAACGACCCAGAAGACATTCTGCACATGTGAGGTAATCAATGGCAACAGCAACAGACACACAATTAGAGTTTGATCTAGGGGAAAACGAGACCGAAACGGACGTTTCTCTTCCAGAAACCAATAAAACAGAAGTCTTTGAAACATCCGAGCCCAGCAGTGAGGAACAAAACGCTGCTCCTTCTACTCGAGAAGAGTTAGAAACCGTCAATGAAGGGGTTCAAAAGCGTATTGCCAAGCTCACTGCTCGCATGCGCGAGGCGGAACGACGGGAACAAGCAGCAATTGAATATGCAAAAGGACTGCAAACCCAGACCCAGACGCTTCAACAAAAACTGGTCCACACAGACTACAGCCGACTGAATGAGGCTAAAACACGGCTTGATACCCAGCAAACGGCGCTAAAGTCTATTATTCGCAAGGCCCGTGAAGAGGGCGACATTGATACAGAGACGGAAGCCAGCCAACGTTTGACGGATTTAACCATGGAGCAGCGTCAAGTTGCGGGGTGGTTACAGACTCAAGAACAGCAGGTTCAAGCCTATCAGCAGCAGCCCCAGCAACAGAACTACCAGCAACCAGCGCCGGTTTATCAGCCGCCTCAACGGGCCGCTCCTAGCCCGCAAGCGGAAGAATGGGCAGAGCGAAATCCTTGGTTTGGCCAAGACCGTGTAATGACCTATGCCGCATGGGGCATACATGAAACGTTGGTGAGTCAAGAAGGTATTGACCCCAGTTCTGATGAATACTATACTGAGCTCGATCGTAGGCTCCAAACGGAGTTTCCAAGTCGTTTTCAGAACTCAGGTTCTGCTTCTCAAATCAGACAACAGCGTGCCGCGCCTGCTGTTGCCCCTGCCAGCCGGAGTTCCGGAATTAATAGTGCGCGCAGAACTGTCCGGTTATCGCCGAGTCAGGTTGCCATTGCAAAAAAACTGGGTGTACCTCTTGAAGAGTATGCTAAGTACGTAAAGGAGTAAGTCATGGTTGAAAAAGTCACTATCGATAGAGCCGCTCGTTCTTCCGAAACTCGGGAAAAAGAAACTCGTCGCAAGCCTTGGAGTCCTCCTTCGCGCTTAGATGCACCACCTGCCCCTGAGGGGTATAAGCATCGTTGGCTTCGCGCAGAAGTCAATGGAAATCTTGACAACCAGAACATCTACAGCAAACTTCGTGAGGGATATGAACTTGTCCGTCTCGAGGATCTTCCTGAAGAATATCGAGGCATGCTCCCAACGATGGACGACGGCAAACATGCCGGAGTTGTTTCTGTTGGAGGACTTTTACTCGCTAGGATCCCAGATGAAACGGTTGATGAGAGAAATGCTTATTTCCGTAAGAAGGCGCAGGACCAGTTACATGCGGTAGACAACGAGATGATGCGTGAGAACGCACACTCTTCAATGCGGCTTCAGGCTCCAGAACGGAGTTCTCGCACAACATTCCGTCAGTCGTAAGACTGATAACTTCAATTTTTTAGGGGATTTAAATGGCTAATATCGATAAAGCCTTTGGTCTGCGTGCAATTGGTAATCTTTCAGCTACTGGTGCTCAAAAGCAGTATGGCTACGAGATTGCTGATAGTCAGGCCGGGACAATTTTCCAAGGTGACTTGGTTGCGCTTTCAGGGGGTTTCATTACTAGGTTTCTTCCAGCTTCACACACTGCTGCGGTAGGCGTGTTTAACGGTTGCAACTACATTGATCCCACTACAGGCAAACCAACTTTTAAGAACTACTATCCGGGCTCTGTCAACATCACAGCAGGCAAGATCATTGCTGATGTGATTGATGATCCTAATCAGTTGTTCTTGATTCAATGTGATGAAGGCTTTGTGGCGGCTGACGTAGGTAAAAACGCTGATGTCGTTGGCACAGGCGGTAGCACTACTTCCGGCATCTCCACCATGGAGTTGGACTCAAGCACGCTTGCTACCTCAGCAGCATTGAACTTGAAGGTCGTTGGCTTGTACAACGATGTAAACAATGAGTTCGGCACTAATGCCGTGGTGGTAGTCAAGATCAACGAACACGTGTACGGTAGTGCAGGTGTTGCTGGTCAATAAGGAGATAAATCATGGCAATTACCCGTTCCCAACTGGTTAAGGAACTTGAGCCCGGACTGAATGCTTTGTTTGGTCTGGAATACAAGCGTTATGAAAATGAGCATGAGCAGATTTTCTCTATTGAGACATCTGACCGTGCTTTTGAAGAAGAGGTCATGTTGACTGGCTTTGGTTCTGCCCCTGTGAAAACAGAGGGTGCTGGCATGGCATACGATACCGCTCAGGAATCGTTTACCGCTCGGTACACGCATGAAACCATCGCCATGGCGTTTGCGCTAACAGAAGAAGCGATTGAAGATAACCTCTATGATCGTTTGTCTGTGCGCTACACCAAGGCACTGGCCCGTTCCATGTCCAACACCAAGCAAGTAAAAGCTGCTTCCGTGCTGAACAATGGTTTCACTGGTGGTGCTTTTGCAGGCGGCGACGGCGTGGCTTTGATGTCCACCGCTCACCCTACTGCAATGGGCCCTGACTTTTCAAATCGTCCAACAGTTGCTGCCGATTTGAATGAAACCTCATTGGAACAAGGCATCATTGATATTGCTGCATTCACTGATGAACGTGGATTGAAAGTAGCATTGACCGCCCGCAAACTGGTTGTTCCAAAAGAACTTCAGTTTACTGCTGAGCGTTTGATGAAAACTTCTTTGCGTGTTGCAACAGCGGATAACGACATCAATGCGATCAAGTCCATGGGCCTGATTCCTGAAGGATACACTGTCAACCATTACTTGACAGACACAGATGCCTTCTTCTTGTTGACTGACGCACCTAACGGTTTGAAGATGTTCAACCGTTCACCTGTCAAGACTGCTTTTGAAGGCGACTTTGAGACAGGTAACGTTCGTTACAAGGCCCGTGAGCGCTACAGCTTTGGCTTCAGCGATCCACGTGGTATCTACGGTTCTCCCGGCGCTGCATAAGCGGCTGGAAAACATGAAAAAGGGGCCTTGTGCCCCTTTTTCTTTTGGTGTATATTGAGCACATTCCGGGCTTTCCGGTGTATCTGACAGTCCCGGCTGACGACATGCAGACAGATACGCCTAACTTGCATGTAAGGAAAAAATCATGGCATTGACCACCTTCTCCGGCCCAGTTGCTTCGCAAAACGGCTTTCTCACCACAATTTCTAATTCTTCCACTGGTGCCTCCGCTTTTAATGCGAGCACCACTGCCGTCACGATGACGGGTGTTGGCGGCACGGGCGGACGCACCTTATTCCAGATGGACACTAACGTCGCTCTGGGTTCGTTTTCTAACGCTTTGAAAGCCGAAGTCACTTACGGTGCTACTGGTAGCACGACTGGTCTAGGTTCAGCCTTTGTTGCTGAGTTGACCCTTTCTGCCGGTACCTCTTCTGGCACCTACTCCCCTGTTGAAATCGAGTTGAACGCTGGTTCTGGTGCTTCTACTGGCACAACAACTTCGCTGATTTACGCTTCGGTTAACGGTACAGGCAAAGCGACTGTCGATACCAACGGCTATTTGTTGAACTTGGCCGGTGTCACTGTTGCAGGCGCTAAGTTGGCTGCAACTGGCACGATCACCAACGTGAATGAAATCACCCATGGCTTGCGTGTCAAGATTGCAGGTAGTGACTACTACCTCTTGGCTGCTACTGCCGCTAACTTCAACGCCTAATGGCTGCGTTGGATGAGGAATACCTGCTGGGGTTGAGGAATCAGGCACTTGAGCAAAGGCAAAAGTATCTGGACCTCATCCAGCAGGCTAATGGCGCAATTGCAATGGTTGATGTTTTGATAACAGAACTCAACCGAGAAGAACCGGAGCAAAAAGATGGCAACTGATGTCAAACAAGCGCACATAAACACAAGCGGTTTTTTAGTGCTGGGGCGCAATCGCGTCAGGGCACTTTCTTTTGTAGGAACAGCTTCAGCAGGGACATTGGCAGTTTTTGATACTGCTACTGCTCCTGTGTCCTCGAGTGTTACGTACGGGCGCACGGGAACACTTGTAACAGTATCTAAGACGGCTCACGGTCTTAGCACCGGGGATGTTGTTGGAATTCACTTTGAAGCGTTTCCCTCGGCCACGGATGGCAACTATGTTATTACCCGAGTCGATGCAGACAGCTTTACGCTTAATGATATTAACACTGGGTCTATCGCAGGCAGTCCCGCAGCGGTATACGTCAGCGGCGGCGGTTCGTGGCTCTTGACATACGAGTCGTCGGCGACAGACATCTTTAACAATGCTCCTGAAATCCCACAAGATGGGGTGTTAGCACTTAAAGGTGTCTATGCCTACATGGAAAACGTAGCTGTTGTTAATATTTTTTACGGATAAAGGGGAAAAATCATGGGACTTTTTAAAAAATTAGCACGCGGTTTAAAAAAATCTGCCCCTATGGGTGCAGCAGCTATGGTTGCCAAGACAGTAGAGCCTGCAATTCAAAAGGCCCAAGCCTCTGCTCCTGCTGCTCCTCCAAAAGCTCCCCCCGGTGCTGAAATGGGTCCAGCGCGAAGAGGGTTTTTTGGAAAAATACAGCAAGCAGCCCGGAAAATTGGTCCAGCTGTTAAGGAAGCCGCTCCTGCAATGAAAAAGAATTTTGAAGCCAACCCTGCAAAGGCCGTTGCGGGCGGTGTAAGGGGGATTGCCCGAGGAATTGGCAGAGGAATGGGCAGAGGAATGGGACGCATGGGGTTTAAGGACGGCGGTTCCGTTTCATCGGGCCGTGGCGATGGGGCTGCCATTCGCGGTAAAACCAAGTGCAAGATGTACTGAAATGGCCAAAGCATCTCTTAGAAAAAAAGGCCCATCACTCTCGGTGGGCCGTGGCGAGAAGTTGCCAATTTCTAAGGGTGCGGGCCTGACGGCTAAGGGACGGGCTAAGTACAACGCGGCCACAGGCAGTAACTTGAAGGCTCCACAGCCTCAAGGCGGATCCCGTAAGAAATCATTTTGTGCCCGTATGTCGGGTATGCCCGGTCCTATGAAGGATGAGAAGGGCAAGCCTACCCGTAAGGCAGCAGCCTTGGCAAGATGGAAGTGCTAAATGGAAGTCAATACAATCTGGTCAGCCGTTCTTTCCGCCGCAGTCGGCGGATTGTGGTTTTTCATTCGAGAGAAATTTGACGAACTCAAACGAATTGACATTTTGTTGAACAAAACCCGAGAAGAAATTGCTAGGGACTACACAACAAATGCAGAGGTTCAGCGGATTACGGACCACATTGACCAACGGTTTAACCGTCTTGAGGCAAAGATTGATCAGCTTATTCAGGCGGGGAAGTAATGTACCTGACAAGCAACATCCCGTATTTTAAGTGTTGGGTTCGTCGGGAATTTACGAACGCGCACCAGAAGTATCAGGGTGAGTATCTTCATGGTTTGGCGGTTGCAGTTACAACCATCCCAGACCGTAGCTTGAGCTTTCAGGTAATTTTTACAGGACTTGAGGCGGAAGACGGGGAAAACGTGCATGGCGGTGCGATGTGGGCGCGGATGCCCCTTGCTGCTTTGGTAGGGGACATCCCCTTGGAGGAGTGGCCTGAGCGCATGCAGAACCACTTGGCACAACCTTGGGACTGCAACTCGTACAACCATGCAATTATCAGCTTAGATAGGGCAAAACCCTCCCCTTGGCTGTGCAAAATCAACAATGAATTTTTCACCGGCAGATACTTGTTCACGGTAGACTATGCACAGAGCGACGTGTCTGAAGATCCGTCGCAGCACAAGCAGAGCCATGTTTTGATACTGACGGATGCGGGTAAGTGGACAGGAAACGTTGTTGCACTGCCCAACAACCGGGTTCGGGTGACCAGTCCGGCTTATTGGGTAACGGGACAAGGAGCGCCTGATTTCAGGCCAAATCAGTGGATTCATTGTGCGGAGCAAGATGATTCGTACATGGATATGGCAGAAACTTTTAACAACCTGTATCAGGAGCAAGAAAAATGATGAATTCTAAGATGATGAAAAGTGGCGGCATGGCTAAAAAAGGTGCTTCGGCTAAAACACTGCCTATGGTAAAAAAAGACGGAAAAATGGTTCCGGTTTTTGCTGCCGATGGTAAGGGAAAAATGGCCAAAGGGGGCATGATGAAGGCCAAGATGGCAGCAGGCGGAGGCATGATGAAGGCTAAGACAGGAATGTCCGGCGGCGCATCTAAAGGCGGGATTGGCGAGGAAGTCACGGTGCGTGGTTCAGGTGCTGCTCGTTCCAGCAAAGCTAGGATCTATTAATCCATGACTACTTCTGGCGTAGCCAACTTTGATCTTCAGTTTGACGACTTAATTGTTGAGGCTTATGAGCGTTGTGGCTTAGAGGCAAGGTCTGGCTACGACATGAAAACCGCGTTGCGGTCGCTCAATCTTATTTTTGCAGAATGGGCAAATCGCGGGCTTAATCTTTGGACAATTGAGCAACGACAAGTAACCTTGGTTGCAGGGACGCACGAATACATATTGCCAACAGATACGGTGAATGTTTTGTCTGCGGTGATCCGCACCAATAGCGGTCAAAGCACTCAGCAAGACATAACTATTGATCGAATCAGCCGTGCAGAGTGGTTACACACGCCAAACAAGAACACGCAGTCTAGGCCTGCACAATTCTATGTACAGCGTTCTGTTCCCACTTCCTTGTATTTGTATCCTTCCCCGGACGATACGCAAGCCTATTTGTTTGTGTATTACGCCATTCGTCGGATTGAGAATACGGGCACATATGTCAATACCGCAGACATTGTTTTCAGGTTTTTACCGTGTCTGGTGGCTGCATTAGCTTTTCATCTAGCTGTTAAAAAAGCGCCTGATCGCATGGTGATTTTGAAACAACTGTATGAAGAAGAATTTGCAAGAGCAGCGGCAGAGGATAGAGATACGGCTAGTGTTTTCTTGGTTCCAACTTTTACGGTGAGCTAATCATGGGCGCAGGCTATGCTTCTGGCAAGTTTGCAATTGCGCTATGTGATCAGTGCGGCTTTCAGTTTAAGTTACTGGAACTGGTTAAAGACTGGCAGGGGTTCAAGGTTTGTGATGAATGCTATGAGCCAAAGCATCCGCAATTGGAGCCTAAACGGGGACTTACGGAAGCGCAGGCCCTGAATCAGCCTCGCCCAGAAGCTCGTCTTTTTGTTACGATATATGTGGGTTTAACGACGGATTCGTCGTTTGCAAGCATTGGCATGCAACCTATGCCTATTTCCAGACAACTGGTGGCAGCCGCAGTGCTGTCTCCTGTAACCACGCTAATCACATGACCTACGCTGAACTCACTGCTGCAATACAAAGCTACACCGAAAACACGTTTACGGCGACGGAGCTTGCAACTTTTGTTCAGCAAGCCGAACAACGTATATACAACATGGTGCAGTTGGCCAATTTGAGAAGCAATCAAACCGGGACCATTACATCAGGGAATAAATACTTATCTGCGCCCAATGATTTTCTATCCACTTATTCTTTAGCAATTTATACATATGCGTCTCCAACTGCCACGGGCACTTCGGGTCAGTTCACCATCGTAGTGAGCAGTGCTACAGATATTGCTGTTGGGCAATACGTCACGGGTTCTGGAATTGGAACGGGAGCACTGGTTACTGTAATAGCTGGGACCACGATAACTTTGTCAGTTGCCAACAGTTCTACTGTTGGTGGCACAGTTGTTTTTCAAGGCAATTACCTGTTCCTACAGGATAAAGATGTAAATTTTATCCGGGAGACTTATCCTAACCCTAGTGACACTGCGGAACCAAAATACTATGCCATTTTTGGCCCTCAATCAGTTGATGAGGGAGAGTTGTCGTTTATCTTAGGTCCAACACCAGACAGGCTGTACAAAGCAGAATTACATTACTACTACTATCCAGAGTCCATTGTGACTGCGGGAACCTCATGGTTGGGTGAAAACTTTGACTCTGCTCTTTTGTATGGCTCTTTGGTAGAGGCATACACTTTCATGAAGGGTGAGCAAGATATGATGGCGCTATACGATATCAAGTACAAAGAGGCAATGGCTCTCTTGAAGAACTTAGGGGATGGTAAACAGCGCGGAGATACATATCGTGATGGCCAAGTCAAGGTGAAGGTGCAGTGATGATTACATCCGGACTTACCACAAGCTTTAAAGAACAGATATTGTTGGGGGAACACGACCTTAACACGGACGTTCTCAAGATTGCTTTGTACACATCAGCAGCCACTCTTGATGCCAACACAACGGTTTACTCTACTGCCAATGAGGTATCGGGAACAGGGTACACAGCGGGCGGTGAAGTACTTTTGAATGTTGTAGTGCAGCAAGGGGATGGCACAGGATATGCAAGTTTTGACAATCCTTCGTGGCCCGGTGCGAACTTCACTACACGTGGGGCGTTAATCTACAATTCCACAAAAGCAAACAAGTCGATTGGTGTTATTAATTTTGGCCTAGATCAAACCATGACAAATCAAGGTTTTCAAATCCAGTTACCTCCAAATAACCCCGAAACCGCCGTAATACGAATTATCTAAGGAGCTCAAATTGGTAATGACCACAAAAGGCGAAATGGACGAATCTTTGCTGGAAAAGCGAGAGGGTACTGTGGACACCGAAAATGAACTAACCACGTGGACAGAATACTGGTTAGAGGGCGAGCTTGTTCACCGTTCTGCTCATGTTACTTTAAAGAAACCACTGATTTTTATTGGTGGCGAAACAGCCTCAATCGGTTAAAAGGAGAACTAAAGTGGCAAACACGCAATCAATGTGTACTTCGTTTATGGGTGAATTGATGACCGGAACACACAATTTCGGCACTGCACCCATACGCGCATCAGGCGCTACAGACGCTTTCAAGGCGGCGTTATACCTAGCATCGGCCACCGTAGATGCAGCCACGACTGCGTACACAGTCACTGGCGAAGTATCTGGTGCGGGGTATTCGGCAGGTGGTGTGGCAGTGACTATGGCAACCCCTCCTACGGCAACAAACTCTTCGGCAACGGCGGGGGTGGCTTTTGTCACACCTTCTGCGTCAATCACATACACCACGGTAACTTTGACCACGGCGTTTGATGCAGTGTTGATCTACAACTCAACACAGAGCGACAAGGCTGTCAGCGTCCACACTTTTGGTTCACAGACCATTACTGCGGGTACTTTCACTTTGACCATGCCTGCAAACACCACATCGACTGCCTTGTTGCGTTTAGCAACAACATAAGATCATGGCTGGATGGGGCGTTGGTGCTTGGGGCTTAGGTTCTTGGGGCAACGGCGAAACCATCCTTACAGGGGATGAGGCAACCGGGGCTGTAGGATCTCTTACGCCAAGTTTGTCTGTAGCTTTAACGGGGGCTGGAGCAACCGGGGCCGTGGGGTCGGTTACAACAACCACTTCTAAGGCTTTAACGGGTGTAGACGGGGCTGGTTCGGTTGGTAGCCTTACCATTTCAATGCTTGTTGCTTTGGTTGGTGTAGAGGCAACGGGTTCTGTAGGCACGGTTATTTACACTGAGCTTTTTCCAGCGCCGGGGGATGAGGCGATTGGTTCGGTTGGCGTAGTTAGCCCTGTTTTTTCTGTGGCTTTGACAGGGGTTGAAGCGGCGGGAGCGGTGGGAACAATAACGCACGGCGGTGCGGTAGTTGGGTTAACGGGTGTTAATGCCTTGGGCGAAGAAGGTAGTGTAGCTGCTTCTTTTTTTAAGTCACCAACAGGCGTTAGTGCAACTGGACAGGTGGGCATTGTGATCGCCGTCTATTGGAAACCTATAGATGACACACAGACCCCTTCGTGGCAAAATATCAACAACCCGCAGACTCCCGGTTGGGGAAACATTTCAAATGTTCAAGCCCCAAATTGGGAAGAAGTTGTAACTTGAGGTAAAAAATGGCAACAGCATATACATCATTATTGGGGCTGGCTCTTCCGGTTACGGGCGAGTTATCGGGTACATGGGGTGCAACGGTAAACGACGAAATAACAGCGTTGCTTGACTCTGCGGTAGCGGGGACGACAAGCATCACTGCTGACGCAGACATTACCTTATCTGACACGGATGGGGCTGCTAATGAGACACGGCAGGCGGTTATTCTTTGGAACCCCGCCACGGGCACTACTACAAGAAACATTACTGCTCCAGCGCGGTCTAAGGCGTATATCGTTATCAATGCTTCTGGTGGCACGCAGTCTATTGTTCTTCGCGGTGCGGGGCCAACGACGGGTGTAACTATTATTAAGGGGGAGAAAGCTCTTTGTGCTTGGGATGGCTCTGACTTTGTAAAGGTGGCCAATCAAAACGGAATTGGAAACTTTACGACTGTTGACACGACCAACCTTGAAGTGACTAACCTAAAAGCTCTTGACGGCACAGCGGCGGGTTCTATTGCGAACTCCACTGGGGTTGTGACGCTGGCCTCGTCTGTGCTGACCACTACCGACATCAACGGTGGCACGATAGACGGTACAGCTATCGGTGGTTCTACGGCTGCTGCTGGTTCGTTTACCACGCTGAGTGCTACAGGTGTCACAACTGTACAGGCTGGCACAGCGGCTGCCCCAGCCATCACCACTACTGGCGACACCAACACAGGCATCTTCTTTGGTGCGGACATTATTGGGTTTGCTGAAGGCGGTGCTGAGGTCGCTAGATTTAACGCAGATGCTCAGTTTGTAGCGGCGGCTGGAACAGCCTCTTTGCCTGTTATTACGACGACTGGAGATGTGAACACAGGCATCTTCTTTCCTGCCGCTGACACTATTGCTTTCTCTGAAGGTGGTGCGGAGGCTATGCGGATTGATAGTGATGGAGATGTGGGGATTGGTACGAATTCGCCGGGGGCAAAGTTAGCTGTTGTTTCTGGTACTTCACCAAATATCGCAACGCTTCAAGTTGGATTTAGCGGGTCTGCCAACTACTACGATGCTAATTTGCACAGCTTTAGGAATGGTAGTCAAGCTGAAGTAATGCGTATCGACAGCGGTAACTTGCTGGTGGGGACTACGAGTGGTGCATTTAGACTTAACGTAACTGCTGCTACTGACTGCGCAGGTTTTGCTTTAACAAACGGTAGTATGCTGATTCGTGAAGTTGGCAGCACTGCTGCAAACAACACAATGGAATTTCATCTTCGTCCGAATTCAGGCAAGTCTGCCTATATTACGTTTACAGAAAACGCAATAGACGATAGATGGTCTGTTGGAATTCAAAACGGAAACGCAAATTTGAGGTTCGTGACTGGGGTCGGTGGTTCTGGAACAGAACGAATGAATTTATCTTCTGGCGGAAACTTAACAATATCGGGCGCAACGGCTACCAAAGCATCTGGAACAACTTGGGCAAACCCCTCCGACCAACGCCTTAAAGACAACATCCGTGACTATGCAAAAGGCACAACAGAGTTGATGCAGGTTCGTGTTCGTGAGTGGGAATACAACGGCAAGGGAGGCACAACAGAAGGCATGAAAGGTCTTGGCGTTATCGCTGATGAAGTAATGACAGTGTTGCCTGATACGGTTGAAAACTACGATGCCAAACTCAATGCGGATGATGAAGAAACCACAGCAATCAAAAAGTTTGATGCAACAGAAATTACTTGGTTGTTGGTTAAGACTGTTCAAGAACAACAAGCCCTCATCACCACCCTGACTGACCGCATCACAGCACTGGAGCAAGCATGACCATTACACAAGAAGAAGCGCACCGATTGTTTGAGTACAAGGATGGTGAATTGTTTTGGAAAGAGCGTCCAACAAAAGACTTTTTGACGAAGCATGATTGCAATCAGTGGAATTCAAGGTATTTCAATAAAAGGGCTGGTTGCTATGGTAAAAAACCTTATGCTTATACTGTTGTAAATTACAAACATATTGCAATTCACAGAATAATATTTTTAATGCAACATGGGTATCTGCCAAAAATGATTGACCATGCTGATGGAAATCCTCGGAATAATAAAATAGAAAATTTAAGAGAAGCAACACCACTTCAAAATCAACAAAACCAAAAATTGCCAAGCCACAACACTTCTGGTTTTAAGGGTGTAGTGTGGTCAAAGCGTTTTAACAAATGGTTGGTGCGAGTTAAGGTAAATAAAAAACAAAAACACATTGGTTTGTTTGAGGATATTGAACTTGCTGATTTAGTTGCTCAAGAAGCAAGAAACAAATTTCACGGCGCTTTTGCTCGTCACACTTAAAGGAAATTTATGACTATTGCATACACATGGAAAATTACTCAAACTGACTATCAAACGTCAAATGGCTTCATACAAGTTGGACATTGGACTGCAACTGCGGTTGATGGCGAGCACACGGCTTCAATCTACTCGACAGCATCTTGGCAAGAGGGCGCACCAACCATACCCTATGCGTCTGTTACTGAGGAAGAAGTATTAAATTGGGTTTGGGAATCAGTGGACAAGGACGCTGTTGAGGCTTCTTTGGCGGCACAGATTGAAGCCAAGAAGAATCCAACTACTGCCACTGGAGTGCCTTGGAGCACACCATGAACGAAATCAAGCTCTCAACCAACCTTGTAAACGCCATCCTGCAATACCTTGGCTCTCGTCCATACACGGAAGTGTTTCCACTGATCGAGGCTATCCAGAAAGAAGCCAAGGCTGCTGCTGAACCTGCGGAGTAATCATTGATCCAATTAGCATCTGTCTCCTTGCGGCTGGGCTTGTTAAAAACATCCAAGCTGGGTGTGAGCTATACAAGCAGGCCAAGGAGTCTTTTGTTGAGATTAAGCAGACTGCCGATGAAGTCATTGCAATTGGTAAAGAGGTTCAAGGATTCTGGAATCAGCTTCTTAAGTTCTTTGGTGGCAAGCCAAAGCCAGCCACGGCCAAGCCTCTGGCGAAAAAGAAGTCAGCCTATGTCGCAGTTGATGAGACACAGGTCAAAGTGGACATCGTTAAGAACCTTACTGAGTTCTTCAGGCTCCAAGAACAATTAGCGGCGCACATTAGAGAAGAGGAAGAGAAGAGCCTGACAGTCTATGACCCCAATCAGAACTTGATGGAAGCGGCTTTGAAGAGGGTGATGGCCCAACAAGAAATGGACAGACTGGTGGTGACAATTAGAGAGACGATGGTGTACCAGTCACCGCCTGAGATGGGTGCTTTGTATAGCGAGGTCTTTAAGATGCGGGAAGTCATCTCAGAGGAACAGGAAAAAGCTAGACTCAAGCAGGAGGCGAAAAAGAGGCAAGACGCATGGCTACACAGGCAAGAGGAAAGAAACCTCCAGCTAAAGTTGGCAACAGTCGTAGCGACTACTATGTTCCTCCTCTACCTGTGGTTGTGGCTTCTCCTAGTGAGTCGTTGGGGGAAAGCATAATGGGATGGATCGCTGCTTGTGTGTTGGTGGCTCTGCTTCTTCCGCTTGGCGCAATGCTTTATCTCGACATCTTGGAGGTGAAGAACGATGCGAAGCAGCAGCTTGAGAAGGTCGAGAAACTGAGAAGACAACTGGAACAGGAGAAGCGCAAAAATGACAAGACATGAATTTTCACTGCTGGCGTTGACTGTTTGCGTTGGCATCCTCTGCGGGCTGCTGGCCGGTTGTGATGACCGTTTTAGATACGCTTGCCAAGACCCGACAAACTGGAATAACCCCGAGTGCAAGCCCCCGATCTGTACTGCCACTGGCACTTGCCCCGAACAACTTGTTAAACCTGAACAGGAGAAAAAGTGATGCCTACTGTTGCCTACAAAACAAACAACCGCCTGACCGCCGAAGAGAT